CGAGCGGGGAGGGCGTGAGCCCTGGTTACCGCTGTGTTGCTGCGCAGGCGCCATACTTGCCCGGTCCAGCCTCGTAACCCGAAGGTCAGACGAATCGCTGGCCACTGTGCCCCATGCGGGGTGCGTGTTCTTCCGGACTAAGGTCGCCTCCGGGCGCCGTAGCGCTCCGGGTGACAGTCAGAACCGCTTTTGAGTTGATCAAGGAACGAGAGCTGTAGCCCTCAAGAGCCGTCTTGGCCTCCCTGCCGCCCCGTTGCCGTGGCGACACCGAGAACACTGGGTGTTTGCAGCCCCTGGTGTCAACACTCGCAGGTCAGAGGGGTTGTGGATCACTCGTGTTTGCTGGTGCGTGCTCCTGTGCAAACGTGTGATTCCCCAGAAAAATCATGGAACACGCAGGCCAGCCCTTACGGCTGGCCCAAGACAGGATCAAGCGGGGGAAGCAGGGCGAATCGGGCAGATCAGGCAGCCCTTGGTACAAACATTGCTACAGAACTGGGCTAGATTGTGGTGGAATGTCCGTTTCTACAGCAACGTTCGCCGATGCAATCCATGCCCTATGTGCGCGCACCTATACCCCCCGTGTGTGCATGCTCGTATGTGTATGACCGTGCTCATCTGAGCAGTAATGGTCGACTCTACGGTCTGCCCCTTACATAGTCCCCACCCACAAGCACGGGCAAACGTGCTCACATCTCAGCATCTGGACACATATCATCTCATATGTTGAGACATCGGCGCACATCGGCACGATTCGGACATCTGGCTCAAACGTGCTCACCGTGGGGCAAGCCAGGCGGGGACGAAGCAGGCACATGGGGCGAACCAGGACAGGTCGACCCCAGGTTGTTAAGCGGCGGCGATGAGGATGAGGATGAGACCCCACAAAAATCTGCCATAAAACTTGACTGTGACCATGACAGGAATGCTCTACAGAGAGTGACCAGATGGGTCCACCTTGCTTACTCTTCGTAGAACTTTGGCAAAGGTTTGGTAACATTCGAGGTTACGCATGGTCCAGGTAGGCAGGTCGGGGGTCTTACTATATATGTAACCATTGAACCTGCGAAGCGGTTCGACCGGAGGCCACCAAGGTGGCCAGCCCTCAAGGCTGGCCCAACACGGTCAACACAAGTACGGCAGCCCTTGGGGGCTGCCTACTAGTATCTAAAGGACAGTCCTCCTTCGCGGAATCTCTCCCCGCTAGGTAGGGCACCGCCTCCGGGCGGTGACCTGGTATGGGTCAAGAGAACTGAGTAAGGAGGGTCAAGATGCCTAGACCTGTTAACAGGACTACTCGTGAGAAGAAGGATACCATCCTTAACTACATGAGGAAGGGTATCCCTATGTCTAAGGCTATCTTGGACCTAGGGATCACGAAGCAGGCTGTCCAATACTACAAGGAATCCGACAAGGATTTCCGGGCTGAGTATGCTCGACTGTCGAACATGACGACAGCTAGTGCTACCGTGGACAAAATTGAAGTACCTGACTTTCCTCAGTTCTGTGAAGAGTACCTCGATACCAAGCTCTTCCATCACCAGCTTCAGTGGTACGACGTTCTGGAGGGTCGCGAGCCTCGCGACCTACACCCGAATCAGATCTACAAGCCAGGCGACCCTGGCATGATCATCGTTAACACCCCTCCGGAGCATGCGAAGTCTACAACCATCACGGTGAACTACACGACCTGGCGGATCTGCCAGGACCCGAACATCCGTATCATCATCGTGTCCCAGACTCAGGAGATGGCCAAGAGGTTCCTGCGGGCGGTGAAGGACCGCCTTAGCGGCGCGAACCCGGCCTATAAGAAGCTTCAGCACGACTTCGCACCAGAGGGTGGCTTCGACGCGAACAGCGCGTCGTGGACAGCCGACAGTATTTACGTGAACGCAGAAGCCCGAGACTCCGGCGAGGCAACGCCTACCGTGCAGGCTCTAGGCATGAACGGTCAGATCTACGGTAACCGAGCTGACCTCATCATCCTTGACGACACAGTGACAGGTAAGAACGCTCATGAGTTTGAGAAGCAGATCGACTGGATCCAACGAGAGGTCATCAACCGACTCACTTACCCCGGAGGAGTTCTCCTCCTTGTCGGAACGCGTCTGGCTCCAGTGGAACTCTACTCTGAGATTCAAAAGCCAGAATGGTATGGTCAAGACGAAGAGTCACCTTGGACCTATCTCACACAACCTGCGGTACTTGAGTTTGCGGAGTCACCCGATGACTGGGTTGTTCTCGCACCCTGGACCAACCGACCCCCGGTGTCGCTCGGAGCAAGACGACTGGTGGAGGCGAACGAAGAAGGGCTCTACCCCTGGCACTCAGGCAAGGCGCTAGCCAGGCGCCGAGCCACCAGTTCGCCTCAGAACTGGAAGATGGTCTACCAGCAAGAGCAGGTGGTTGAGGATGCGATCTTCCCAGCAGACAAGGTCGCCGCGTCCATCGACGGGATGCGAGCGGCTGGACTCATGTCTCCTGGCGCTCCAGGGCACCGACCTCACGGCATGGACGGACTCTATGTGGTGGGTGGCTTCGACCCAGCAATCACCGGATACGCCGCCGCAGTCGTGTTGGGTGTCGATCGTATGTCAGGAATGCGGTATGTCCTTGACGTATGGACTGCTGGAAACCAGAAGCCAGACGACCTATTCGACAAGCTGAAGCAGTGGACCGTCAAGTACCACATGCATGAGTGGGTCATCGAGAAGAACGCGATGAACCTGATGGTTACACAGAACCGCGAACTGAGGAACTTCCTTGGTAGTCGTGGCACGATTCTGAAGGAACACTTCACAGGCAACAACAAGAACGACGCCGACTTCGGCGTCGCCTCCATGAGCATGCTGTTCGATGGGGCGAAGGAGGGACAGGGTCTGATCAGGCTCCCTTCTCGCTCACAGCAGGAGGGCGTCAAGGCTCTGGTCGAACAGTTGACCACCTGGTTCCCACAGAGTAAGGCCAAGCAGGACACGGTCATGGCCCTATGGTTTGCAGAGACGCGAGCCCGAGAGCTGGTAAACGATATCGAGTCTGTGTTCCACGTCAGTAACGACTATCAGTCACAGCGTGACAGACAGAAGCAGGTCACGGTGGATCTTGATTACCTATCACAGACGGCAGAGTTCGGAGGGGGGTTTGGCGGATGGAACTGAGCAAGACCCAGAGGGTAGCCGATGCGATCACCTCGTTTGCTGGATCCATGATTTTCGTCTACATCCACATTGCATGGTTCGCCTCCTGGATGCTGTGGTTCGAGAAGAGCCCCTGGCCGATGCTGACGCTGATCGTCTCTCTTGAGGCTATCTTCCTGTCGACGTTCGTGCTGATCGCCCAGAACCGGGCGACTGAGATGGACCGACAGATCCTGCGCAAGGACTACCTCGCCGACAGCGAGACCAACACGATCGTAGAGCGTATCGCCGACAAGCTCGGCGTAGATAGGAGTGATCTCGGTGACCGTAACGAATGATGTCATCAACCTGGCAAAGACTCAGGTTGGCTATCATGAAGGCTACTCGGGTGGCCACTGGAACAACATCCAGAAGTACAGCGAGGAGGTGCCTGGCCTCGCTTGGAGCGACGGCCAGCCTTGGTGCGCGACCTTCGTTAGCTGGGTGGCCTGGAAGGTTTCTGCCGCCACCGCGCTCTTCCCCCGCACGGCCTCCTGTTCGCAGGGTGTGCAGTGGTTCAAGGATCAGGGTCGATTCTCTCAGTACCCCGCAATCGGAGCTCAGGTGTTCTACGGTCCTGGAGGCGGCACCCACACCGGCATCGTCTACAACTACGATGACACGTACATCTACACAATCGAGGGCAACACGAACGATGACGGCAGCGCCGAAGGTGATGGCGTTTATCTGAAGCAGCGCGTTCGCCGCGACGACTACGTGTACGGATATGGCTACCCGAAGTACCCTGAGGGCATCAAGTCTGCTGACCCTGCCTATGCGGGCCAGGCTCCCAAGCCTGCGCCCGTCCCCACGCCCGTCTACGCCCCGTTCCCAGGGCCTAAGTACTTCTATATCGGACGCACCTCCAAGCTCGTTACAGAGCTCGGCAAGGCCCTTGTGAGGGCTGGCTGGAGGGGCTACAAGGTTGGCCCTGGTCCGGTGTTCACGCCCACCGACAGGCGGGCGGTGCAGTGGTTCCAACAGCAGCAGGGATGGACTGGATCTGACGCGGATGGATATCCGGGTCCGGAAACGTGGGCTCGGCTCAAGGTAGCCCAGCCCAACTGATAGGAGGTAGTACATGGCGACTCCACTTGAAGCTATATTCGGGAAGGTTGAGAGTCTTCGCCGTGCTGCCGCAGATCGCGACCAGCGTCACCGCGATGTCCACGATGTCCGCTCTGGCGACATCGATACAGTCATCCCGGGGAGTATGCCTGATGCGTGGCCCAAGCCGATCGTAGCCAACCTGGTCGACACCTCGGCCAGGGACATGGCAGAGACGATGGGCGTCATGCCCAGCGTCAACTGCGCCACTTCCAGCATGACCACCCAGAAGGCTAGGAACTTCGCCACCAAAAAGACGAAGATCGCCTCCTGGTATCTCATCGAGTCTGGCCTGTACTCAGGTCAGCAGATCGCGGCATCCGACCACTACCTGACGTACGGCATGGCGATCTATGTCGTTGAGCCGGACTTCAAAGAGAAGCGCCCGCACATCCGCGTAGAGAATCCGATGGGGGTATACCCCGAGCTGGACGCCTTCGGGCGTCTCAGATCCTACACTAAGGTGTGGCGCGAAGAGGCCATCCACCTGGTGGCCAAGTACCCGCAGCTTCTGCGTGTCATTCAGGGCAACCAGACGGACACCAGTATGTGGGCTGAGCGCCAGATCGAGCTGGTCAAGTACATGGATAACGAGCGCATCGTTATGTACCTGCCCCAGTTCGGCAACATGGTCGTGGATCAAATGGAGAACGTGCTCGGCAAGATCTACGTCGCCGTCGGTAAGCGTCCCGGCTACGACCACGAGATCCGAGGTGCGTTCGATGACGCGATCTGGGTTCAGCTCGCCAAGTCTCGCATGGCCCTCCTTGGGCTGGAAGCGACAGAGAAGACCGTCAGGGCGCCCCTGGCTGTCCCCCGCGACGTCCAGAAGATGACCTTTGGCGATGACGCCATCATTCGAACGGACAACCCAGACAAGATCAAGCGAGTCGGCATCGACGTCCCGCAGGCTGCCATGCAGGAAGCACAGCTCCTTGAGCAGGAGCTGCGCGTGGGCACACGCACGCCGGAAGCCCGTTCAGGCAACATGGACGCCTCGATCATCACCGGTCGTGGCGTGCAGGCTCTGATGGGCGGATTCAACACTGTCATCACTACAGGTCAGCAGGTGATCGGCGAAGCCCTCCGCATCGCCATCAACCTTGCGTTCGAGATGGATGAGGCCCTCTGGCCTAATGAGAAGAGGACGATCCGTGGCACTGTCCAAGGTTCCCCCTTCGAAGAGTCATACACTCCAAGTAAGGACATCGACGGGGATTACACTGTCGACGTCACTTACGGATTCGCAGCTGGACAGGATCCTGCACGTGCTATCGTCGGGCTCCTTCAACTTCGGGGTGACCAGCTCATATCCCGAGACTTCTTCCAGCGACAGCTCCCGATGAACATCGACGTTGTCGCGATGCAGACGCAGATCGACAACGAACAGTTCACGGATGCGCTCAAGCAGGGCGTCATGGGTTACATGCAAGCCATCCCTCAGATGGCCCTACAGTCCCAGGCCCAAGGAGCTCCGTTCGATCCAGTGCCAGAACTCCAGAAGGTGGCCAAACTGATCGAACTGAGAGAGAAGGGTAAGACTGTCGCCGACGCTGTTCTTGAGGTCTTCAAGCCTAAGGAGCAGCCTCAGGGGCAGGGGCAGCCTCAGAACCCCCTGGAAGCCGCTCTAAGCGGCGGACAGGGCCCTGGTGGACCTGGAGGACCCAGCGGGGCCGGAGGGGCTTCACAAGTCAATATGGCAGGTGTTACACCTCAGGCCGGAGAGCAGCAGGGACGTGACCTGATGTCTCTCCTCGCTGGCCTGAACAATAAGGGCCAGCCCAGCATGGCAGCGCAGACGCGCCGACAGCAACCGGTATAAGGAGGAACGCATGGGCCTGTCTCAGGTTCACAGTGGCTCTAGCCACGAAGGCAACATTTCCGGCGAGTGGTTCGCCAGTGACCACGGACCCGAGGGTGAGTTCGAATCCCTGAAGGGGCGGGCGCTTGAGGCGCCCGAGCTGTCATTCTACGACCAGGATGGCAACGTTGGTCCCGACCGCCTCAATCAGGAGGTTGCTCCCCACAAGTGGGAGGCCACCGGTCCCGTGGAGAGCGGCGAGTTCGACCCGGATAAGCTTACCCGGGGCACCGACAAGCACATGCCCAAGTGAGCGGAGGGTAGGTTATGGGAACACCCACACCAGGTCCTGGCAAGTTCAGCGAGCGCACCGACAAGGCCGTAGCTGAAGCCAACCGTAGCCTACCCAACGCTGGCTACGGGGAGCAGCAGGAATATCAGACGCAAGAGTCTGGCGCCAAGATGGCCACCCAGGATGTCAATGTGCAGGGGATGAACTTCAATGACCTCTTCGGTTCGGCTGCTAGTCGCGTTGTCCCTCTCAGCAGTCCTACAACTCAGCCTGATGTACCTGTCACTAGTGGTGCTGCCTCGGGTGCGGGGCCGGGTACAGAAGCGCTCAACCTCCCGGACCAGCAAGGAGAAGACATCCAAAAGCTGACCGGTTACCTGCCAGTCCTGGAATTCATGGCCAACCAGCCTGGGGCTTCTTGGGCTATGCGTAACGTGGTCCGGCAGATCAAGGCCCAGGGGTCGTGATGCAACAACAGGGACTTGATTATCAGTATGGCGGCCAGTGGTTCGACGATATGGGCGCGCTCGCCATGACATTCCAGCAGTCGCCCACCCTTGGCGTCGAGCTGGCCAACAGCAATCTTCCTCGCGTACACACCGACAGTATGGCGTCCGCCATGTTCGGTTCACAACTGAACCCCTACGACTGGGGTGATCAGGGGGTCCAGTGACTACTCCGTTCCAGCCTATCGGTGTCGGATCTGCCATCCAGCAGCAGACTCCTTCCGCAGGTACGATCAACCAGGCTGACCTGAAGACGATCAACGACGGCATCAATAGCGGCCTAACCTCTGTGGATAAGCTGCCCGCAAACGTCCGCGACGCGATGGTCACCTACTGGAATCAGATTGGAGCGGACCCTAACCAGTCACCTGAGGTTATGCAGGCTCAGGCTCAACAGCTTCAGCAGTACCGAGACTCGCAGAACAGTATCTGGAACTCTAGCCTGTTCCACCCGATTGAGGCTCTGGGTTCCAAGCTGTATGAGCTGTACTCGAAGACCGTAAGCCCCGCCGTGAGCGGGGCTGGCATGGCTCTCCACAACATCATCTGGGGTCAGCCTCAGGACGAACAGGGCCAGGGTGAGTTTGATCGCCTGGGTACTATGTGGAAGCAGGCCCACAACATCTCCCCCGGTCAGTCCATATGGATGCTAGGGATGAGCAATGAGCAGCTTAAGCAGCGGGGTCTCGATTGGAAGACTATCGCCGACCAGGCCGACGCTCAGGCTAAGGGTGAGTACAAGGGCGAGATAACCAAGGACAACCCTTTTGGCATTAAGACCCAGTCTCAGCTGTACTTCAACCAGGGCGCCCAGAAGTGGGTGTCCGGCGGTACCGACCTGGCGGTGTCCTGGTACGCGGATCCACTGGTCCTGGCTGGCAAGGGCGCTGCGGTCTATCGTGAAGCCGCCACAATCCGGAATGTTCCCAAGATCACCGATCAGCTAACGCAGGCGGCCCTCAAGGGCAATCCCACCCTGTCGGCCGAGGAGGCTAACAAGCTGGCCTGGAATGCCTTCCAGGAGTCGTCTCCGTTTCAGAATGCTACCAATAGGTTCTGGGACATGAAGACGGCCGATCCTGAGACGTTTGCAGCTAGGGCAGCGAACGAGCCTATACTGAAGAAGTCAGCTAACGGTCCACTCGTGGCCAAGCTTCTGGGCGCAGCAAACTCTCCCCAAGAGATGGCTAATGTTCTTCGCGTTGGCATGGGCGACGAGGGCGCACGAAGCGCCCTCGGAGTACAGAACGATCTCCTGTCATACCAGGTGGACATGTCTACCAAGAAGGTCTCGACCCTGGGGCTGAACTATAACGGCATGTCCTTGACTGAGCAGGCTTCCCCGTGGGGTCAGCGCGTTAAGGCTGCGCTGGATGATGAGTCTCAGCGACTCGCACAGCTCGAAGCTAACCATCGAGTCATCTCTGACCGGCTCGACGGCTTTGGCATGATCGAGAACATGAACTTCAACAGCATCACCACACCAGCCGCACAGAAGGCTCGTCAGGGCTTTGAGAATCTGCGTGACTGGACGAAGATCAACGTACCCACCAAGATTGGCGCACTAGTCAATACAGCGTATGCGCTCGGCCCTGGAGGGCTTATCCGCATCGCCCACTCTTACAACGATATAAAGCCCAGCACGTACATCGACATTAACTCTATCGACTCCAGCAAGCAGCTCAACGCCAATCTTCTCGAAGTGAAGGGCCTGAGTCAGGCGGAGCGAGAGGCTCACGTCTCCAGCTACATCACCGCCCCCGATGCGATGAAGGCCATCACTCTTCAGAACATCGAGAACAGTGTGGCCAGAACGATGGTGGATCGCTACAACGAGGCCAAGGGTCTTACAGGAACTCCGGATGAGATCAGCCATGAAGTAGCCAACTCTCTGTACAAGCAGATCGCCGAGAATCGTTCAGCCGCACAGCAGGCGCTGAGGCAGCAGACGTTTGGCACCATCCGAACCGCCGACCCCAACAACCCCGGCTTGAAGGTTGCGGTTGACCAGATCGACGGAGACGGTGGCAAGATGGTTGTCACCCCCATCCTGAAGTCGCAGATGGCGAACAGTCACGTGATGATGGACTTTAAGCTATTCCAGAAGGCGCTGGATGCCAACGGGTCCTTCTGGCAGAAGGCTATCAACACAATGGGCCCCGGCTGGGAGCGAGCCGTAGGGCTCGGCGACTATGTCAACAACGTGTGGAAGTTTGGCCAGCTCTTCCGTCTTGGTTACGCTCCGCGTATGCTCATAGCGGATGATGCGATGTCTCAGCTTGCCCGCTTCGGTGCGGCTGCCGGTATGGCTAGGGGACTAGCGGGAGGCAAGTACACCTGGCAGGCACTGAGGCGTAGCTTCATGCCGGGCAACGTCATCGAGGATGCGATGTCCACCAGGGCCAACCTGCAAGACAACATAGCCGATATCACCAGCCAGCAGGCCGACCTCAGGCGAAACATAGCCGCCGCCGCAGCAAACAACGACACGGTCGCCGTGCAGCACTTCCAGCAGCAGCACGACTGGCTGTCTCAGTCCCTTCAGGATGCTCAGTCCGCCCTTGCCGATACCGACGCAAAGGTTAGGATCGGAAAGGCTTGGTATACCAGGGCTGGTGGCGGTGCCGGGCAGCGAGCCATCAAGCAGGGAGCTAACACATGGGATGCGCCATTTGCGGGCGCGCAGGGGACCCTCTTTAAGGATCTCCAGGCTGGCAACACCAACTTCGCCAACCAGATGGGCTCTGCTGCAGACACCTACCTTGGTCGACTTCGATCGATGAACTGGGACATGCTAGACGCTACTCGTCATGGCGAAAAGGCGCACATGCAGTCTTGGCTTAGGGTGATCAACCAGCAGGTCGCCAATGACCCGCTGGCCGTCAATTATCTCAAGAACGGGAATGCTAATGACCGCCTGGTGAGGTGGCTGGCCAGCCCGGAGGGTCTGGCCTACAAGCGGGATTTTCAGCTTGCCAAGCATCTACCAAATGATCAGCTTGTCGACCGCGTTACTTCCCAAATCGATGAGTGGCTGAACCCGGCCTTCCCTGGCGGGGAGGCGATCAGGCGAGCCGCCGCTTCCGGCGAGGTCACTGAGGACATGCTGAAGGGTGTGCCTGTGGGGGCTCGGCCTTTGGTGAACGGCCAGGCTCTTCAGTACGCACGGGGCGACCATTCTGCCATGAAGATGCTTGATCAGTTCATGGATGGTTACTATAAGTTTATGGCTCAGCTCCCCTCCGAGGCTCTGCTCAGGAACCCGCTGTTCGCTCAGCGATACGGTGTTCACATTAGGGATCTGATGCAGCAGTCCGGCAGGGCTGCTGACGAGGTCATCGACGGCGGCACCCAGCAGGCTATCCAGAGGGCTGCCAGGTATCGCGCCCTCAGCGATGTCAAGAAGAACACGTTCACGATGGACCATGAGACAAAGATGTCTCACGCCCTCCGTCAGTTTGGCTCGTTCTTCGGCGCACAGCAGGAGTCCTGGAATCGCTGGGCAAGGATCATCGGCGATAAGCCTCAGATCCTCCCCAGGATTGCTCAGGTATACGGAGCACCTGCACGTGCCGGTATCGAAACCACCAGTGACGGGCAGCCGATCGATGGGCAGGGATACTATCGGGACCCGGTGACCGGCGAGAGGAAGCTCGCTGGTTACTCCGACAGGAATATCAGCATTCAGATTCCTGACTATCTGGGCGGGAAGCAGTTCAAGCAGTTCTTCGGGCTCGACCCAAATGCTGCCATGAAGATCCCGATGAACACGTTCGTCATGGTCGCCTCCCATGGCGACGGTCCGAACCCTGTGGGCGCTGGTCCGATCGTGCAGATCGCAGCTAACGCTGCTCCGAAGTTCGGGGCAGACAATAACCCTGATGCTGCCGACCTGATGCAGCACCTTGGCATCCTGCCGTTCGGTGCCACCAAGATGGACGCTCAGGGGATAATCACCACGTTCATGCCCACGTGGGCCAGGAAGGCTCTGGCCGATCAGGGTGGCGTTGGCCACACCTATCAGCAGACCTTGTGGAACATCATGCAGGTGGAGAACTACAAGTATCAGCAAGGGATGAGGGCCACCGAGCCGTCCTGGGGTGAGATCGACTCCAGGGCCACAAAGCAAACGTGGCTTCGCCTCCTGGCTGGCGTGGCTCTTCCGATCAGTTCTAGCACCCAGGACCCGTACCAGTTCTTCCGCGATCAGTATGCAACCATGATCAAGCAGCAGCAGGCTGGCATGATCCAGAACGCCGACCAGGCCTTCTACGACAAGTATGGTGATTCAGCTTTCATCTTCAGCCAGTCGCTCACGAAGAACAACTCTGGTCTTCAGCCCACAACCAACGCTGTCAAGATGTCCCAGCATTACCAGGACCTTGTCAACAAGGTTGGGCCAGAGTATGCGGGCCTCATCGTCGGACTCGAAGGCGAAGGTACTTACTCGCAGGGTGCTGTTTACTACGAGCGAAACCATCCGGTCGATCCGGCTAGCACCACGACAGCTAGAAGCTTCATGTCCGCTCGTGAGGCGCTGGATCAGGCTAAGCTCTCGCAGGGATGGCAGCAGTACAAATCCTTCACCAACGGACTGTATGCACAGCTGTTCCAGCGGGGCCTGACGAGCTTCAGTGATTCAGGAGCGGAGGATCTGGACGCTCAGCGTCAGGCTCTCGTGACTGTGCTGTCGTCACCCCAGCTCCCCGCCGATCAGCTAATGACGGCCGAGCAGGCCCTTGGAGCAACCGAATTCCAGCCTGGACAAAACCCTAATGCTCAGTCGATAGGTCTGGAACTCCCCGAAGGGCATCAGCTCATCGGCACCAAGGGTGAAGCACAGGGTAGTCAGAACATGGTGGCCAACCCATTTTACAATGCCCAGTGGGCCCAGGCATGGGACACGCAGGATAAGGGTATGTATGATAGGCGTGTCGCCGCGTTCAAGCAGATCGTAGCTGACCCGGAACTCCAGATGAAGATGTGGAACCCTGACGGTTCGCCCGGCATAAGGTCCGACCTTGCCGGTCTTACTAACTATCTGACCTATCGGGACGATCTGTCTCAAGCCCTCGCCGACCGCAAGGCGGCGGGCGGCAGCTCTGACATTACAAGCTCCAGCAACGCCGACCTGAAGAGTCAGTGGGATGCTCTGGTGACCAACCTGATCCAGCAGAACACCAAGTTTGGTGACCTGTTTGCCCGCTACCTATCGAGAGATATGGGCTACGATCAGGCTGTAGTCCAGCAGCAGCAGGCGCTTGGAACCATCCCGCAGTTCACGGGCAATGCGGCAACCCAGAGTCCGACCGATCAATTCGGAGGTGTGTAATGCCAGACAATCCGGATAGCACTGTGCCCTATGGTCAGACCAAGGCTGGAAAGTATCAGCAGCAGCAGCAGACGAGCGTCAACCAGGCCATTCAGAACGTTGCTGCATCCCAGCAGAATCTGAGTGGCCTGGGTGTCACCGGCGGTCTGGGGTCGACCAATCCGATGCAGTACCCGAAGGCCCCTACTGCCAACGCCAAGGATCCCCTGGTGTACATGGGTGCCGGATCCCAGATTGCCTACCTGCCCGCCAGCCAGGCGTCTGCTGCCGTCTTTCAGTGGGACAGTCAGACGGAGAACAAGTTCAAGTCTCAGCTTGCACTGGCGGGCTATGACCTCAGTGGGATGGACCAGCAGAAGATCGCCCAGCTCTGGTCTCAGTACGTCAACCTGGCGGCCAATTACAGCCTGAACGGCCAGGACCTGTCTCCGTGGCAGGTGCTCCAGAAGGACATCGCTACGCACGAAAGCGTGCAGCCGCGGACTGTGATGAGCCAGACGAAACAGTACAATATATCCACCTACGAGGATGCTTTCGGTCTGTACGAGAAGGTCGCTCAGAATCTTCTCGGCAGGAATCCTACCAAGGCGGAGACTGCCAGCTTTCAGAAGATCCTGAATCAGTATGAGTACGCCCATCCCACTACAACCACGTGGCAGTCTACGTACATGGGCTCTCAGCTTCAGGACAGGCAGGCGACCAAAACGACTGGTGGCGTTACAGCCCAGGCTCAGGCCGCAATCGCTGAAGAGCAGGCTAAGCAAGACCCAGAGTATGGTGCATACCAGGCCGCCACCAATGGGATGAACTGGCTCATGAAGGCTATTGGAGGCGGTGGCTGATGGCTATCTCCGGAGGTGACATCGCCTCTTACGCTCAGCAGTTTTTGGGTACACCCTACGTGTGGGGAGGCAATAGCCTCACCTCCGGGGTGGACTGCTCTGGCCTGGTCCAGCAGGTGTTCAAGCACTTCGGTATCAACCTGCCGCGAGTAACCTACGATCAGATCGGGCAGGGGCAAGCGGTTCCGATGAACAAGCTCCAGCCTGGAGATCTACTGTTCTTCCACACGGAGTCCAGCAACCAGGCTGACCATGTCGGCATCTACATCGGTAACGGCAAGTTCATCGAGGCACCTCGGCCCGGCAAGAGTGTACAGATCTCTGACCTGAAGTCCGGATACTACGCTGACACCTTCCTTGGAGCACGTCGCATAGCGGGCGTCCAGGGTGGAGGGGTGACCGGTTCTGGCGACGTGGCCACCGAAGCTCAGCTTAATCCTGAAGAGTTGGCGGCCGAGTACGGGTGGACTTACAGCTTCCTCAACTCGGTGCCAGACCTTAAGAAGTTGTTTAGTGAGTACGTATCCCAGAACTGGACGCAGGACAAGTTCACGGCGGAGCTGAAGAACACCAATTGGTGGAAGACGAACAGCGATACCATGCGAGAGGTTCAAGCCCAAAAGGCGACTGATCCTGCCACGTGGGCCGCCAACCTGGCGGCCTCTAAGATTCAGGTTCAGCAGCTCGCAGCCGAAATGGGTGCGATCATACCACCCAACAAGTTGTCCATGATAGCCGAGCAGGCGCTCAGTCTCAACATGGACGAGGGGCACCTTCGCAACGTGCTCGGTGGCTACATTAACTTCACCTCCAACAAGACACTGAACGGTGAGGCTGGCCAGTACGAGAACAGCATTAAGCAGTACGCCTACACCCAGGGCGTCAGCCTTGATGACCAGACCATCAAGAACCAGGCGGCCCTGATAGGCCGCCGTCTGGCGACCGAGCAGGACTTTAAGAATCAGATCATGCAGCAAGCCATCTCAGCCTACCCCGCGTATAAAGCCCAGCTTGAGGGCGGGCAGACGATGATGGATGTGGCCAACCCGTATATACAGGTGATGGCGCAGACGCTTGAGATGAATCCAAAATCCATCAGTCTACAGGATCCCATGATCAAGCAGGCTCTTAACGGAGTGAACGCCGACGGCAAGCCCACCGGCATGGACCAAACCACGTTCCTCAGCCGACTCAAGTCGGATCCCCGCTGGAACGCAACCCAGGCTGCCCAGAACCAGGTGATGAACGTGGGGAGGACGGTCCTTCAGCAGATGGGATTTAAGCCGTGAGCCTTAGCTTTGACCAGTTCATGAACGGCATCGCCGCCCAGGAGAGTGGCGGCAACTATGGCGCGGTGAACTCACAGTCGGGTGCGCTGGGAAAGTATCAGGTCATGCCGTCCAATGTGGCTGGCTGGTCCCGTCAGGTACTTGGTTACAGTATCTCCACGTCTCAGTTCCTCAACTCCCCCAGCCTCCAGGAGACTATCGTCAGGGGGATTCTGCGCGGATACTTCAACGCTTGGGGTCCACGCGGCGCAGCAGCCGCGTGGTATGCGGGACCTGGAAATCACAACTTGGACATGTCCACACGTTCACAATGGGGTGGCCCATCCATCAAGGACTACGTTGATGGCGTGATAAGCAAGGCTGGCGGCAGCGTAAACGACAGCTACTCAGGAGGTGGCTCAGTGTCAGATGTGGCAACCCAGCCCAAGCTGAGCATGGAAGAGCTGGCCGCTCAGTACGGCTTCACGATGGACTTCCTGAACGCCAATCCTGAGCTACGAGATAAGATCTTTAAGCCGATGGTGGCTGAGGGCTGGTCTCAGGACATGTTTAACGCCAAGCTCAGGGGCACTCAGTGGTGGAAGACACACACTGACAAAGAGCGCCAGTATCTCACGATGGTGTACACCGATCCGGCGACAGCCCGCCAGAACTATGCCAATGCTCAGCTCATGGTGCAGCAGAAGGCAGCCCAGCTCGGCATCGACCTAACACCTTACACTAAGAAGCAACTCGCCACAGCGGCCTACAACGTGGTCGCTAAGGGCTGGTCTGACTCTCAGCTCAACAACTTCCTCGGGCAGTACGTGTTCTTTGGGAAGTCGATGAAGGGCCAGGGCGGCCAGACATTCCAGGAACTTCAGCAGTACGCATACCAGATGGGCGTTCAGCAGTCTGGTAGCTGGCTCGCCGACGCGAGCCGCCAAGTCATCCGGGGTCTTGCGACAGAGACGGACTACAAGGCCCAGATCCTCCAACAGGCTAAAGCTTCGTTCCCGCAGTACGCGAAGCAGCTAGATGGGGGGCAGACTGTGGCTGATATTGCTAGCCCTTATCTACAATCTATGTCGCAGATACTTGAACTACCGACTGGCTCGATCAACCTCTTTGATCCGACCATCAAGAAGGCCCTTCAGTACAAGAATCCTACGACTCTTCAGGGCGAAGCTCAGCCGCTCTGGCAATTCGAGAACCAACTGAGGGCGGACCCTAGGTGGAAGCAGACCAAGAACGCCCAGGATTCGATGATGCAGGTAGCGCATCAGGTTCTGTCAGACTTCGGATTCAAGCACTAAGGGAGCTGATGTGAGTACACCTGTACCGGTCGGAACACAGCCGACTGGAGCCGATCAGGCGACAGTCGTGCTGGCTCAGCTTAACGCACAGAAGGCGCAGCAGGCTGCATACAACAACCGCCTGAACCAACTTAACAAGCAGATCAGCAGACTGAAGGGCCAGAAGGGCACTCAGGCTAAGCTCCTTCTTAACGCAGCCCAGCATCAGGTTGACATCATCAACAAGCAGATGACGAGCCTAGCGGGCACACTAACTGCCACACAGAACAAGTACTATACCGTAACCGGCCAGTATGACAAGCTGCTTAGCGGAACCAGCCGAGACGCCTACCTAGCGATCCAGTCTCTGTTCAAGAACTACGGACTGGAGTCTCTGGCGGGGAAGATCTACGACTACGTGAAGAACGGCTACAGCAGCGATACTATCTCGATCCTGTTGTCTGACACGCCTGAGTACAAAGCTAGGTTCGCAGCCAACGAGGCTCGAATCAAGGCTGGCCTTCCCGCCCTCTCCCCCGCCGACTATATCAACACGGAGAACAGCTACCGTGCGGTGATGAGGGCGGCCGGAATGCCGCCCGGATTCTATGACAGCGTCTCCGACTTCACGGGGTTCCTGGAAAAGGATGTCAGTCCTACAGAACTGCAGTCCCGGGTCGATCTGGCCAACCAGGCAACTAACCTGGCATCGCCCTACTACAAGCAGGCACTCAATCAGATGGGTATCGACGACGCCCATCTGGCGGCCCACTTCCTGGACCCCGATGCCGCGCTTCCGCTCCTTCAGAAGGCCGCAGCTACGGCAGCCGTGGGGGCTGCCGCCCTAAGCTCTGGCCTCACGTTCGACCAGTCTTACGCCACACAGCTTGCCCAGGCTGGCGTAAGTGCTCAGACAGCCCAGCAGGGCTATCAGCACGTGGCCAACGAGATGGCCACCATGCGCGATCTGGGCGCAGCAGCAGGAACTAGCTGGACTCAGTCCACCGCACAGCAGGCAGAATTCGGCGTGGGCGGTGGGGCGGCCTTGGCTGCATCCCAGAAGGCTGGAATTGTTGGTGCAGAAAAGGGTGCGTTCAGCGGCCCCGCAGGGGCGGCTCGAACGGGTCTCTCTCAGTCCAAGGAACCCACGAGCCAAGGCTGAGGAGGGCGGGGGTTCGAATCCCCCGCCACCCACCGACACGGCAGCGACCGGTAGCTAGTGTCGTAAACAAATCCGGAAATCATCTAAGCGCAGCGTCCGCAGAAACCCCGACTGCGGAGTGGGCGCACAACTCATGGGAGGGACATCATGTCCAACTGGGAATTTGAAGACAACGGCGCTCCGAACCTGGGCAACAGCAGCGAAGCATCCGGCCCTAAGGCGCTTCGAGACGCGTACGAAGCCATGAAGAAGCAGAACGAAGAGCTCAGCCAGAAGCTGACGAGCTTCCTTGAAGAGCAGCAGAAGCAGAAGATGGCTACCGTCTTCGACTCCCTAGGGGTTCCGCAGGCCGCACGGGTCTACGACGGCCCCGCAGATCCGGAGAAGGCTAAGGCTTGGGTTGATTCCATGCGTAGCATCTTCGGTGGGGCAGCCCCACAGGCTGCCGAACAGCCCGTTGCGCCTAAGCTTCCTGAATCCATGCAGGCCCAGTTCGAGCGACTGTCGCAGGCTGGCGCTGGAGCGGAAGCTCTGGGCAACGTTGAGGCTGCACAGGCAGCCGTTAATGATGCTAACAATGTGCAGGCGCTGATCAACAGCTTTAAGAACCTGCACTCCTGACCTAAGGAGTTGTAAATGGCTAACGCCTTTACCGGCACTACCGCCATGGCGAACCTCGTCCAGACCGCGTATGACCGCGCTCTTGAGTTCGCCCTTCGCGCACAGCCGCTGTTCCGCACCATCGCCGACAAGCGGCCGGTTCAGCAGGCCATGCCTGGTAGCTCGGTTGTCTTCGAGCTGTACCAGGACATGGCCCAGCAGATCACCCCGCTGAACGAGCTGGTCGACCCGGACGCCGTTGCGGCCGGTAACCCGACCACGGTTTCCGTCACTCTGAACGAGTACGGTAACGCGATCCTCGTCAGCAACAAGCTGGACCTGTTCTCGTTCACCGACGTGACCGCCGGTCTCGTCAACCAGGTGGCGTGGAACCTGGTCGACTCTGTCGACCTTCTGGTTCAGAACGTCCTCGCTGCGGGCACCCAGACCCTTCGCCTGGGTGGTGGCACTATGGGTTACGGCTTCGGCTCGACGCCGACCAACCCGGTTGCCACGACCGCGATCACCGGCACGGACACCTTCAAGTCCGACCTGGCTCGGTTCGCCCCGACCCAGCTCCGGACGAACAAGGTTCACCCGAACCGCGACAGCTACTACACTGCGTACATCCACCCGCAGGTCTCTTACGACCTGCGCAAGGAGACCGGTGCTGCCGCGTGGCGTGACCCGCACAACTACTCCGCCGCTGGCAACATCTGGGCGGGAGAGATCGGCGAGTACGAGGGTGCTTGCTACATCGAAACCCCTCGCTGCCAGAACACCCAGTCCGGGTCTGGCTCCGGCGCCACCCAGACCCGCGTGTTCAACACCTACTACACCGGCCAGCAGGCTCTCGCCGAGGCCGTTGCAGAGGAATTCCACACGGTTCGCGGTCCGGTCGTCGACAAGCTGACCCGCTTCCAGCCGCTCGGCTGGTACGGCGTGGCTGGCTGGTCGCTCTACCGCCCCGAGTCTCTGATCGTGACCCAGACCTCTTCGTCTGCCCGTCCGGCTGCCTGATCCTGATGGGGAGCCCTTCGGGGCTCCCCTCTCACCTGGAGGTTAGATTGTCTGCATGGAATTCTAATGGCCTCACGGTCAACACCGTGACGACCACGACCGACGCCATCGACCCTACTGACGACGTCATCATCTACACCAACACGGCAGCCAAGACTGCCACCCTTCCGGCTGTTGCTACGGTCCCGAAGGGGAAGGTGTACCACATCAGCAACCAGGCTACCGGTACCGTTACGATCAGCCCTGCGGCTGGCACGATCGACGGTGCTGCCACCCTGGTGGTTGCGGCCACGACCGGCCGGGCCACGCTGGTCTCTGATGGCGCCAACTGGTTCACCATCAACCTCGCGTAAGGAGAACCGTGGCAGCGCAGAATAGCAACGGCCTCACGATTAGGTCCGTCACCGCATCTACTGCGGCGACACCTAACGACGACGTGATCGTGATGACCAACGCGGGTGCGGTGGCTATCACTCTCCCCGCCGCATCTTCGATGGAAGCCGGTAAGGTCTACCGGTTCAGCAACCAGGGTGCTGGCGTTCTTACCGTCCAGCCTAACGGTAGCGACAAGATCGACGGCCTTGGCCTGTGTTCCGTCAACGCCCTCGCGGGCGGAGTACCTGGTACTCGGATCATCGTATCCGATGGCAGCAACTGGTTCTCGATAGCCAGCCACTAAGAGGAGGGTGCCTCGTGACTCAGTGCTGGATATTTACAACGCCCACCGTGGACGAGGCGCCCTTCGCTTGGTCCCCGCTCATGGAGCGATATAGGATCAGTCGGGCTGTCTCCGTCAAGGAGGTCAGCCCTCACGTGTACGTCCAGGTTAGATACGACGCGTACACCAACGAGCTCGGAGCCGTCAACCTGGGCGACGACCCGAACCAAGATTCAGACTTCTGGCCAGCCCCTTCGGCTGGCCTTCACTACTTCCGTGGTGGCTACGAATGGATGGTTGACGAGGACGTGAAGACAGACATCATCACCTCAGGTGCAGCTACAGAGGCTAACTTCACTCCCTGCCCCGGCACTTACGGTGCCGGTGGATACGGCCAGGGACCTTACGGCGGGGAGCAGATGTGACAAGCAAGTACGACATTAGCGCAGGTACAGAGAACTGGGATGTGCCCCTCAATGCCAACCTCGATGATATCGACGCTCGACTGACTAGTAACACCACGAACATCGCAACTAACACAGCTAACATCGCAACCAACACGGCGAGCATCACCTCACTACAGGCTGGCTCCAAGAATGTCAAAGACTTTGGAGCAAAGGGCGATGGTGTCACTGACGACACGGCAGCCGTGCAGGCTGCCATCAATGCGGGCGGCACAACGTTCTTCCCGTCTGGCGTATATCTGTGCGGGACCTTGAACATCCCCTTGGGTGCACGCCTTGAGGGCGTAATGCGGTCCAACTATGCTTACCCGGTGCCGTCCAGCCAGTCCTCTACAATCAAGCTGGCTAACGGCACGAACGCCTCCCTTCTGGTTGGCGCTGACGGCGCCAATAACGTCAACATCAGTAACCTGTCCTTCGACGGCAACAAGGCAAACAACACCTCAGGTGACGTCATCCACCTGAACGATGCCTCCGCAC